GGTGCGCCCGGAGGGATTCGAACCCCCGACCTGTCCGTTATGAGCGGATAGCTACTAACCACTGAGCTACAGGCGCGTAATATTAAAACTTGATGCGTGGTATGCCTGGCCCAATCTCACCACGAAAGTACTTATGCTGTGCTACCACATTGTCCCAATATTCATTGGGTGGGATTGGGAAATAACGAGCGCAGTTTTCATCCTTCATCGTTGTCGACTTAGCATCCTGACGCACCCAACCTACAGCTGGCGTGGGGATAAGAATAAGACGCTGCTGTTCGATGAGATTGTGAATACCCATAAGACCATCAATAGGCATAGGTACCATATTACCAAACTGGCGTTCCAATGCATCCAGAGCTGCTTGAGCAGTCTTCGGCGTAATTGCATACGCATGCGTACCTTCAAACTCATTAATCATGATCTGCTTGTAGTTAGCACGTTCAGGGAACTTGTAATCTGTAGGATGATCTACCCGATAACCTAGGTTTAGGATGGTACCATCGTGCACATCGACGCTCATAAAGTTACCCGTGATAAAAGCATCATGCTCAAGCACAGCCACAGTTTCATTCTTACGAATGATATGTCGCCATAGAGTCATATGACTCATCGTGCACATGAACTCGTTATGCCAATCTGGATGAGACTCTTCACGAATTACCCACCCAGTCTTTTCAGTAGTCTCAGCACGTGACCACTGAAAAGCACCTTCGTAGTACTCATAGGGAATGCCATGCTCTACGCATGACATAGCACACTCCGCTGCCAGCTGCATTGAGTCAGCGCGGGGAATTCTAATAATATATGCTTTATCAATCTTAGCCATACACGTTACCAATTAAATTCGATTTAAACGATGAAAGAGATTTGAGATATGAGTAATATCAGGATGATCTTCATCTGCTCTCATACAATCAATTAAGTATATGTGCAGGGCACGCTTGATGAGAGGAACGTCTGCTGGCGCAAAAGCGCCACCCTTAGCCTGACGAGGAAGCTTATCTGCTTTACCTGCGTCGGTCATGTCTTCTTCAATCTTTGCTGGAATATCATTCCAGTCACCATCTAGTGGAATACTCATGTTTACTTTCTCTCCCGCGGCGCCCCATAGACACTCGCCATCTGTATCATATCCCAAAAAAACCATACCTGGCTGGCCGTGTATAGAGCGTTCTACCATCTCAAAAATTCCTATCAGTCATAAGCCAGTTATTGGCTGTATCCATCCAATCGATTTCAATCTCATCGAGCGTCTCACCGTTACGAAACTTCGTATTCAGCTCACACCAACGGCTCTCAATCTTACCAGGTGCATCATTCTGTGTCGGTAGCTCAAAAATTTGAAATTCCATACTCACCTCCAAAGCAGCATATCTTATATATCTAGTATACCTCAGAAAAAAAGGCAACTAAATAAGCATTTATTTTATGGATATGGTTACTTAGAGACCAGCCTTCCGGGCGCGGTAGTAAGCCGAAGCCTTCGACATACCGTTCGCGATGAGCTTTTCCATCACAACATAGCGGCCCAGGTTGCGATTTTCTTCGATAATCATGCTGACCGGGTCGGTCTTGGCAGCCTTGGTAAGAGCCGAAACAGCAGCAGCGCCAACGAAAGGATTAATCACATCGAGAGCTGCAGCGAACTTCTTCTTCTGGATGAGACGATCGACACGGTTGAGGATCGTCTCAACGCGATGCATCGGAACAGTGATGTTGAAGGTTTCACCGTTGATGACCTGATTGAAAGTTGTGGTACGCATTGCCGTTCTCCTCATCTTATATCTTCTTATATGATATTTTGAGAAAAACTGCAACTGTTATTTTACAGAAATCTTCTTTGCAGCGCTCATAGCTGTGGTAATTTTAGGCGCTAATACGACCCCCATCCGGCGATTTGGACGCGTGGACGGCTTACCGAAAATGCGCACTTCAACGCCTGGTTCGCTAAGAGCGTCTTCAATACCTATGTATTCTGGTGCACGTGCGCTATTTTTGTGAGCTAAAATAACAGACGAACACGCACCGGGGTTGCATAGCTTGATTTCTGGAATTGGTAGCCCGAGCATAGCTCTGAGATGAAGATCAAATTCAGAAATATTCTGACTGATCATAGTTACCATACCAGTATCATGCGGGCGAGGTGAAAGCTCCGAAAAGTAAACTATGTCACCCTTAACAAAAAACTCTACTCCAAAAAGACCTGCATTACCGTAATCTGGTGTTAGGTCGTTGGTAATGCAGAGAGCCATAGACTCAGCATCGATGATTGCTTTTTCTGACATTTCCCGAGGTTGCCACGAGAACTGATAATCGCCGTTCTTCTGAACATGTCCGATAGGAGAGCAGAATTGCGTACGTCCTGACTTCTCAACAATTGTCAAGAGAGTGATCTCATAATCAAATTCAATAAACTCTTCGATGATCACCCGCTTACGATTACCACGCATATTTTCACACGCATAGCTCCAAGCGGTTAAAACTTGTAGCAGATCGTCAACATCACTGTCAGGGTCTACTACAGTCTGGCCCTTGCCTGATGAAGACATTACAGGCTTGATTACACACTTCTTCGACCCCAAAGCTTCATATGCTCGCACAAGCTCCTCAGAAGACTCAGCATACGCAAAAGCGGCAACTCTCAAACCTAGCTCATGTGCGCGATCGCGAATAGCGTCACGATTCATAGTTAGATTGACAGCTCGAGCAGATGGTACTACTTGAATTCCGTGACGCTCTACATCATACAGTACTTCTGTCGCAATGGCTTCAATTTCCGGTACAATAATATCTGGAGTATAAAGATCGATCATCTTACGAAGATCATCTGCGTGTAACATATCAAATACTTCACAACGATCAGCTACCTGCATAGCGGGTGCGTTGTAATATGAGTCACATGCAATTACATAATGCCCCATACGCTTAGCGGAAATAACAAACTCTTTACCAAGCTCACCTGAGCCAAGTAGCATAATCACCTTCATAATATAGACCTTTCAGATTACTTCTTTTTACCGATATTATACTTTTGTACAAGCGTCCATTCATTTTTTTCTTTATGAGGAATAATCTTGATCTGATTGAGCATAGCTTTTGGATCTTGTGATTGGATTGGGTTCACAATGGTAATGAGATCCCAATCTTCAAGCAAAGTAGCAATGGTATTTCTACGTCCCCTATCTTCGTCAGAGAAGTTTGTAGGCTTGCCATCGAGCGCAAACATCTCCTTGAAGTGAACGATATAGAACTTACCCTGCTTATGCAGAATATGACAAGACTGGTATAATGTTTTGTCTTTCCTTGAAGCCACACCAATACGAGTGAGCGTTTCGCGAACTTTTAGGAAGTCATCTTCTTTCCCTAATTTTATTTCTAATAATGTATCAACTATAGTACTCATTTGTTTCCGCCCTTGTCCAATCTCTTTTTAATTTGTTTTAATTGTTCGGGGGAAAGTAGTGATAGCACAGCACGAGCTTTTGCTTCGCTGTACTTGTAGTAATTCATAACTGCTTCAATATCACTATCTTCCTGCTTCTTCGCCCATTTCGAAAAACGCTTCTTAGGACGAATACTATTTATTAGATAGTGAAATTGTAGTTTCTTATCGAGATGATTGTGGACATTCATCTCTTGCGCGTACATAATTGTATCAGGAAAGTTAGATAGAGAGCGATTAGTCAAAAAGGGTACGTATCCCGCTTCAGCTAGTTCATCGTTCTCTGTTCCTGTCATTAAGTCTTGTTTGCTGTAATTGATCGCATTAACAAAATCAAATGCTGTGCTCATCACCATCATCCTTTTTATGGCTCTCTACAAGCACCTCAGCAGACTTATCAAAGAAAGTCGCGCATTGCTCACATACTTCAAGCTCAATAACACCATCAGCGGTACCAACACGCAGCTCATGTACAGGTTGCTTTTTAGGTTTGAGTACCTTCTTACAGGTAGCGCACTTTCTTCGCTTCCACCAGCTCATACCTTGATCCCATGCTTAAGTCTGATATGGCTACGCATACCTTCTTCACGACCTGCAATACCTTTACTACAATGAGGGCAGGGGTGTTTTTCACTCATCCAGCCTTTTGGGAAACCATGCTGGGCACCGTAGCGGTGATAATGGCTAGCCATGGCATAACCTGCATACTCACCCATTACAGATACTCCAGCTCAATCATCAGCTCGGTCAAGCATGCCATGAGATTGATTTCATGGTCAGATACAAACGCCTGCTGATACTGATACTTAGCCAAGATCAATACTAGGTTCGGCACAGAATTCTTACTGATATACATCGATGCTGTATCGTATAGAGTGCGGAAGATAGCTGTTGAATCAGAGTCGATATTCTCAGCAACCCACTTACGTGTGTTAGTGAAGTCTTTCTCTTTCAAGAAGCTGATTAGACTCTTAAAAGTCACTTCGGTGATGTTAGCCAGAAGACCGCTATCAATCTTGCCAGTAGCACTATAACGCTGCAGTTCGTTGATGCAACGACGCCAGTCTGGGTAGTGCTTCTTAATCAGCTCAGCAAGCACAGCCTTGTCGTATTCGATGTTCTCGTTTTCAAGAATATGGCAAAGCCGCTTCATCATCTGTGAAGCTAGTTGAGGAAGATCAGACTTCTTGATCTTGAAATCAACAACCGAACAACGGGAATGAAGAGGTTCGATGATGCGATTCTTGAAGTTGCAGGTTAGAATGAACCCGCAATTCTTTGAGTACTCTTCCATAAAGTTACGAAGAGCAGGTTGTGTTGAGTTAGCGTTAAGATAGTCAGCCTCGTCGAGGATAACATACTTACGACCACCAGCTAATGACATCGTTGATGCAAACTGCTTGATGTCTGTGCGTAGCATATCAATATTGCCGTACATAGACCCGTTAACTACAATATAATCACAACCCAGCTCTTCGAGCATAGCACGAGCAACAGTTGTCTTACCGCAACCAGCAGATCCGGATAGTAGCAGGTTAGGGATATTGCCTTGATTTACAAACTCTTGGAAAGTATTCTTAAGATCTTCAGGTAGAATAGTTTCACTGATAGTCTTGGGACGATACGCTTCGACCCAGAGGAATTCTTTATTCATAATATAGCTCCTAAACGAAACATTTAAACTCTTTAGGACTCACAACAGGATGGCCATCATCCCTTATACTCTGATTCACCTTCAAGTGCAATCCAGTATTCAACATCTTCACTAATAAAATGAGATAGACCTTTTGATGAGATCGAGATATTGTAATCACCAGGTAGAAGCTTAATATTATCTGCTAGGAAGATAAATTTAAATACCTTGTCCGTCTCTCCAACTTCAACACGATAGGTTGACTTAGAGGAGTTCTTAGCATCATGCGTCTGGACATAGATCTTCTCACCATCACCAGCAACAGCAATTGTCGGAGCGCCGACAATACCCATAGCTTTCATTACACGCGATAGAACATCGTTCTTAAGGATAAAACTAACTTCTGGGTCAGGTAGACGAATCTCTTTTTCAGATGGTGCGTAGATGACACTAGGATCAGCTAGACGATAGAGCATACGACCATTCTCACCCTTAATATCCAGAGCTTCAGGTTGAATTACAATTTCAGGGTCTTCAAACAGTGACAGCGCAGCTAGAAACTGATTAAGTTCACCAATAGCAAACTGCGTTTCGACATCCGAATCGATCCTGGCAGCTGCCAGGATCGAACGAGACGGAGACATTGTCTTAATGCGTGAGCCAGTCTTAAAGATTAGCCCCTCATTAATAGTTGAAAAATTACGCAGGACTTGAATAGCACGCGGACTAAACTTCATAATATAACTCCTTAAAGGATTTGAATCACTTTTTCTTAAGCTGATTGACGTCAGCGGTTGCTGCAGCACCAATCTGAGCTAGATCAACCAGTGACCCACCAAACACATACATACCAACATGCTGCAATTGCATCCATGGGCAGAACCATACCTTTAGTCCAATGTTACGGACCCATTGACAGAACATATAGTCTTCAGAGAGGTAACGCTCTGAGTAGCCATTTACAGGTGCATTGCGAATAGATGATGACTTAGTATTAGCTACGAAGTCGATGACATCCTGCGCAGATGCATTAGGATTCTTGTTAATGTAATCCTGTAGTTCTGGAACGATGTAAGCGCGCTTAGCATCAATCGGCGTATCGAAGAATGCCATGATCTGACGTGAACCATCAAAGTGCTCAGTACGCACATGGTCAGGGGTATACCACTGTTCAGGGTAAGCTTGCTGGAACTTCTCGAAGGTGTTACGACGAATCATCATAAACCCAGTACCAGCTTCAAGCACTTCTACAGGCTCACCGAGCGGAATAGCGTTCGTACCATTAGCTGGATTGAACACATAATCACCGACATACTTCTCGAGGTTCTGAGGATTCTCATCCGCAAATCCCTTATCCACAGCCAGCTTGATCTTTTCCCATGATATACACTTCTTGGGGTAAGGGCCAGCAAGAATATCATACTGGTCATCATTTGGATTCTCAGACTGCATCGCCATTAGAGCAATAACGTCATTAGCATTGAATCCGATATCAGAGTCAATAAACATTAGATGTGTATCACCTGA